CCGAGCACCCCGAAAAAACGACGAACAACAAGAGGCCGGTGGCCTTGTGTGAAAAGGTAAGGATTCAATTCTTATTCTGACAATATTTCACGGTAGAAAATGGCGAACGCTAATATTGCGCGGTTCAACCGCATCCGAGAAAAAGCGGATGCCGCCGGAGTCCCTGGGATGATCCCTAAGGCTACCGCTGCCCGTACGGGGAAATGGTCTGATGAGGGGCTTAAGAAGATGGCGGAGTCCAACCCCTTTCCAGAGACTGCCAGGTCCCTCGGAATGAGGAAGGCGGTTTTGACTCGTTTTTTTGCCTTTTACCGGTCTGGTAAAATCGATACAGGAGACAACTGCGTCGCAACTGTCGTTGATGCCCTAACACTCTTGGGAACAGGAGATGAACAGGCATTCCTGGATGAGGACTTTGGACCGAAGTCTTTTTACCCTCCAAACACATCCGCTAATCCCACAATCCCAGCGACCGGTGGGTCTAAAATCAAGGTCGACACTACTGGCCTAGACCCCCAGAGAGTTGCAGCATACAATGAGCTAATCAGGAAATTTCCGGATGGCTCTGAGACTCGGTTCTGGAAATTCGTCACGACTGCCATAGAGAGCTTTGATGGGACATCAATTACGACCGAAGGGAGACAGGTCACTCACTTGGCTGGGTTCCTGGCTGCCACCTTATGCAGAGCTGCCGTAAAGAACAAGGCTCAATTAGGGAATGCCTTTCTCAAGGAGGCTTACGGTAAGAATTTGACAGCGCTGGTCCAGTTTCCAGTGGAACATGATTTTGATCCACCTTCCGAAGAGACCCTTGAGAAGTGTTGCTCCGCCCTAGCTAAGGGGATGGGAGTGACGGACAAGATATTCATTCGACTTGTCAATCGGTACACCCAGAGTAATTCTGCCATACCTGTTCCCTCTGCCATGGTCGCATTGCTATCAGCCTCAGTCTTGACTCACACTGCCAGAAACGGGTTAGGGATGGTCCAGATGATGGACCAGGTATGCCTACTCCTCCAGGTCAATTGGCAACAGTTAATGGACTTAACATCAATGAGTACGACAATCGCTGCATGGGATGTCTTAGGGAGCTTTATGACTGAATTTTATTCCAGGGCAAATATGCAATACTCTCATAATTGGGCGAGAATTATCGGGGACGGATACCTCAGAGGACTGACTCCTAAGGAGTATCCTTTCCTTGGGATTCTCTTTTTAGGAGTTCTCGAAGAGTTCCAAGGGCCAGGGGTCTGGGAATCTAAGTGGAGTCAGAACCCGAAGACCACCTGCTCAGGCGCCCTAGACTTCTCTAAACTGCTCGTGGAGCATTGTAGATCAAGTCTAGATAAATTAGAGGGTTACGGGGGTGCTCTTGAAATTCTACAGAAGAACAAACAAGGTCCAGGCACCAGTCGGCCTGCAAACGGGGTCGTTCAGGCTGCTCGAAATGTATTTTAGAGCCTCTAGCAACTGTCGACAGATTAAGAAAAAGAACTGCTAAGGAAATAATTTCTTATGTATCCATCAGAAACTAGAATACTGATTGCTACTGTTATCATCATTGCCATTTTTGGAATAATCATCATCCTTTTTTGTTGGTGTCTAGCTAAGAGGAGGAAACCGGGTCACCATCTCACCAGGCCCCACAGGTGCAAGTTTCATTACTCCAGACTACGCGACCTCGAGAATCAGCGAGTCACTTCTGGAAGCTCCAGCGCCGCTACATCTTACGTCTCAACACCCCGCTACCCCGCTGACTCTGACTCTTCCAGGTCCGTTCTGACAAGAAGAATGTCGTCACTATCAGACAAGCTCCGCCAGATACAAGAGGAAGATCCGGAACTGAAGAGACGGTTCGAAGAGATCAAGATAAGAGGAGCTGATTCTCTTTCAACCCCCAGTGACGCTGATGACCTTGTCCAACGCTCTCTAAGAGGCTTCAGTTCCGAGAGTGAAATCTTATACTCGTTGAACTATCTTCCCAGTGACCTAGAGGTAGAAGCCGGCGTAGAAACTCAAAGGACTGGAGAAGGGGACAACACTGGAGGAGGAACAGCCGGGTCGTCCCAATCTACTTCGACCCAAGGAGACTGTGGCCCCGTTCTAGACCCCTATTGGGCTGCAGTCCTAAACTCCAATTTTAATCAAGGGCATCCTCGTGATCATTTGCAACGACTGGGTGCTTTAGCTAAAGATCACCCTGACCCTGACATCCCCAACATATGGAGTGAAATTACCCCCATCTTCCAGGATCTTCTAAAAGCTAACCAGATTATGTTGCTCCGGCTTCTTCTAGGGGAGCTCAGGAATCCTGTCCAGGATATCAGGATGTTCATTAGGGGGGTTCAATTTGGACATCAGATGAGAGAATATAGCCTCTTACAGGCTCATACCCTGCATTTGGAGTCTCTGATTGACACGATGAATGTCAACAACGCTAAGGTAGTAGGGCGATTGGAAGCCTCTATGAACCAAAATGCCGCATTGGCATCCCAGGTCACGGAAGCTTCAAAAAATGTCACTCACTTCGTTGCAGCCGTTGAAAAAGCTCAACTTCTAGCGGAGAAGATGGAGCTGAGTTTGGTACCTCCTGAGGTTGTCCCAGCCTCTAAACACGCCGCGCCATCTATCATCTCCCGGGTCACAGAGACTCAGAAGGCTTATGTGACCCTCGATGCCAAGCTGGGAGACGGGGTCTATGAGTCCAAGATCGGGCTTGTGACCATCGTGGCGGAGAAAGTAAGGTCTGTCGCCATCCATGCTGGCCTGAATGATCCTTGGATGCCGCTTGTCGGGATGGATGCTCGGGTGTTCCAAATTATGGCTTGTGTGAATCTTGACACACTTGAGTCAAAATTACAACCGGGAGTATTGGCGAGCATTTTCACAGGCTCATCTGAAGAGAAAAACTCTAAATTCGGAGCGCTCATTGGATCTTGTGGAAGTGCTGCGATGCAATGGTGGTTCGCCACACGCGTAGACGAATCAATGCATGACGATCTGTCCGGGGAATCTAGCTCTGCATAACACCTTTCTCAGGGATTAAGAAAAACCAAGGAAAGAATTCCATTAATCCAGCATGACAAACTTGATCAGAAGATTTACCAGGAGCTCCAAGGCCAACAAGGTTGATCCTCAAAATAACTCCCCCTATCCCCCTAAAAGCTTTAAATTCACCCTGGAGCATATTCGAGCTGCAGTTGCTTTGGAGGGGGTCATCAATTTCGACATCGAGGGACCAATTGAATACACTGTCATCCCTTACATCAGTAAGAGGATGGTAGCTTATATCCTCCGAATAGCAATCGATCAGCATATAATAACGGAAGAAGCGGCAACATATTTCGATGCCCCTCTCCGAAAAGCGATAATTCAGAGTGCTCCATACCAAACTTCAAAAGAGAAGAAGCTTATCCACAGAATCACAGGGGTTGCTCCGGTAAAACTGTTGACCCCTGTATCTTGCAAAGTGGTGGCGGACAAGGAGTCCTTAACCTGGGACAAAACCACAGAAATGATTGGAAAAGCGCTCTACCCAGTCGTAATTCGTTGCTTTGGAGAGCTGAACACATCATCATTTTTACTGAGGGATAGAGGCTTGCTCCGCGGGCGAATGTTTTTAAGCACCCCAATTCCCTCCCCGCAGCAGGTAGCAAAAACGAAGAGTGCGATCCGAAAAGAGAGAGCCCGAGCCTTGGCGATCGAGGATACTCCTGGCCCCTCAGCACCCACTCTTGATTAAGAAAAACCAAGGACTCAATATCTTAAGTGATCCTTAATTACCTAAAGACAAATCTTGTAAGATGAAATCAGTGATGATCGCCATCCTCCTGTCACGAGAGCTTATGAGCTGGTCCCTTCTTTTGGAGCCTCTTTTGAAGGTCCCTTTCCGGACTCACGTAGCGTCCCTTCCTCCGCCTCCTAATTGTGTCCTCCATCACAAAGATCGAAATGGAGAGGTTCGTATCAACACTACTCTGTGGGTCTTGAATTCCCGAGAGGCTCTTGGATCTGTCCCTGTCGTGAGGAAATGGAAAGTCGCTACTTCCTGCACGGTCTACTTCTTCGGCGCGGAAGAAAAAGTCCTGGAGTCGAGAAGGCAGATGTTGTGTGATGAAGAATGTTCAAAAATTGCACAGGATAACTCCATTAAATTGGGATTTAGCCCGCATTACTCTTGCCGGTGGACCGGAACAGTCAAGGAGGAATCTGAAGTATACGAGAAAACCTTGAGCTTAGTATATCCTTCGACAACCGGGTACGTCATTGTGGACGGAGTATCTATCTCATACCAAGATGGAACGCTTCATCACGAATTGACAGCATTCGGAGCCTTGAGGTTATCAGACAACTGCCCTTTCATACCCGTCAGGTCAGAGCAGGCATTATCAATGAGGTCGGTGATTGGCGGGGTTACTCTATACTCCTTAACATTCCCTCACTCAGGGCTTTATATGTCAATATCATCAGACGAACTTCCATTTAAAAGTGACAAATGTCCTCAGACTATCTTCCCAACCGATAGCATTTTCTTCATTTCTTACGGTGAAGGGGCTGTCAAAACAACTGACAGTATCAGGGCCATCCTAAAGCCGAGAGTCTCGGAGGTAAGTGTGCAAGTCAATTTTAACCTTCAATCTCTAAGTGAGCATCTCTCAGAGGAATTCGAAGCCTTGGGATTCGCTCATTGCAACTCAAATCAGCATAGATACTTGAAGGCCATTCAAAAACAGGATTGGGACGAAATCGGATATTTATTGACTAGCGACTCTCACGCAACTCTATCTAAAGATGAGACGGGTTTCACTGTTGAGACACATAGTTTGCTAAAGCCGAATATTACTATCGACGATGTAGTTGAGTCTAACTCCACTACAGGGAAACTCATCATAAAAGGAGGAGCCTTGTTCTTCCACTACGTCTCGGGGATAGTGGGGTCAAATCCTCAAGCTGATTCATATTACCCTCTTCTCCCACTGGTGAACGGATCCTATTATGATATCAAGAATCGGAGGATGGACAATCGTTCCCAGGCCCTTCGTTACTCCCCTTGGAAGTTCTCACCCCTTCATATAGATCACGACCTTCCAATAAACCGGCCCCCCGAGATCTTGGAAAGAGAGGAGTCTCCTATAGTAGACCGGAGTAACTGGTTCACAGATGCTTGGGAGACAGTGAAGGGACTAATTTGGTGGGGAAAATTCATGATCGGGGTGATTGTAGTCCTATGCTTCAGTCTCCTCTATCGGCGTCTAAGAGCAGCTTGCCAAAAGCAGGCGCGACCGAAAATCCCCGCCTTTAGTTCATTCGCTTGATTGATTAAGAAAAACTAAGGAACAATTGTTCCAGAACAGATGATGTTCGACGAACTTGAAGACTTAGACGAAGAAGTGTTCGGATCTCAAGGGGCTCCAGGTCCCAAGCCTACCCATTGTAATGTACCCCTGACACGGGGGAATGCTCGAGCAGCTCTGGGTCGGCCCTCTTATGGGCAGAAGGTGACTTGGTCTCACCCATGTAGACGAGAGTGGAGCGAGATTTGCAAGCTGGCTGGGGAAGGGACCATCACTTCCTTGGATTTCTCTAGGATTCAACATGACATCTTGAACGCCTTTCATTACGAGCTAACACCAGAGCAAGAGGTATCATGGCAACAACAATTAAGGATAGGAAATCTGCTAGACACCGCCAACCTGTCATCTCTGTCTGGGGTTATGGCCCTGACCCCTGAGACTGCCCATGAGCCGAATCCATCCGAAAGAGCTCATCTAAAGAAATCCTACTCTACTCGCACGTTCTTGGAAAACGGAGTAATGATGAGCGGCTCTCCTTCTCAGGGTCCTCTGGGTATTTGGGAGAAAACTCGGACAGGAGTGTCGTTTGCTAAGACTGAGCAAATGTCAATCTACGTCACAGAGAATCTCTGCCTCATTGAAACCCAAAACTCAAGGTGTCTCGGTTCAAGAGATCATCTCTTGATTTTATCAGATTTAGCGGCGCAAAGGTACATCATCAGACTTCTGATGATTTTAGAAGCAGAATCTCCTGAGAGACCTCTTCCGTCATTAACCACTCTAGACAAGATCCTCATCAATGGAGACTTGATGCTTAAGCGGGCAGGTGATGCTGGATACTCTGTGATTAAGACATTTGAAGCTGAAACCCAGTGTCACTTAGTAGGAGACATCCCCGTCGGAGAAACGTCCGGCCAAACATATAAAGAAGTGACATACAAAAGCTCTGAAGATGCGGCAGGCAGGTGCGGATGTACAGAGCTACTCTTTGAGAGGAGACAGCTCGTGGACTCTATCGCAAGGACCCCCCGTCACCTAACAGAACTATTCGGATTATACAGAATATGGGGTCACCCTACAGTAGATCCTCTTGCAGGGGCATCCGCATTAAAGAAAATCGCCACCCAAGTGAGGGGCATCCACATGGAGGAGGCGGAGAAGGTCACCTTAAAGTTCAAAGAAGAGTTCATAATGAGGTACATCGCTAAGGAGCATCGTTGGCCTCAGCTTGATGTTTCTCAACTTTCCCCCTCTAACATCATTAGAAGATCGTATGAAGAAGGAGGAATCTTCCCCAGAGCCCACCCTAGTTATCGCCGCCAGCATCTTGAGCTGGTCGACTTTGCTCAAACTTTTGAAGTTGACCCCAAGTTTGATTTAATTGAAATGATAGCTGACAAGGCTATGTCGCTCATGACGGATGAGCTCCTATCCAAGCTCAGAAGGGGACAAGGGACTGGGAGTTCGACTGAGAGGTCGGTCCTCATTAACTGGCTAAAATCCCCTCATCACGACCCCAAGACCTTCCTTATGTCGATAGACCTATTTGGGTTCCAGGAGAATGAAAGAAGTGTTGGGGTCAAAGAGAAAGAGCGTGAGCTGAAGATAGAAGCTAGATTGTTTGGAATGATGACCTTCTTCAAAAGAATGTATATTGTTCTAACTGAAGCACTATTAGCAGAGCACATCCTCCCGTACTTCCCTGAGATCACTATGGTTGACGACGAGATCTCTTTGGATAAAAAGCGACTGAACTTCAATTCTAAAAGGTACAAGGGGAGATCCCTTTTTACCAGTCTTGACTTCCAGAAATGGAATTCATATATGAGGGAGTTCGAGACTCGAGGACTGTTTCGATGTTTAGATCAGCTCTTCGGGTTTATCAATGTCTACCAGAGAACTCACGAAATGTTTGACTCATCTTTCATATATCTCTTAAACTCCTCTTACATGCCAACAGCAGAGGCGAATGGATTGAAGACAGATATCGGTGTGGACCGTCACTTAGGAGGGATTGAAGGGCTCAGACAAAAGGGGTGGACACTGTGGACCGTGACGTTGATCCTTCTCGCAGCTGAGGAGCTCTCAATCACCTTAAACCTGATGGGGCAAGGGGATAACCAAGTACTCCGAGAAATCTTTCCCGAGCACTTCTCTCGGAAACGAATCTTGAAAGAGCATTTTAGGTTAATAGGACGACTCCACTCGATCCTTAAGAAAATCGGACCGCCTCTCAAGGTGGAAGAGACTTGGACTTCAGAGAAGCTCTTCGTCTACGGCAAGTACACAATCTATGATGGGGCTGCTCTTCCGATGACCCTTAAAAGAGCGATCCGAATCTTTCGGCTATCCAATGAGGACTTTCCGACTATCGAGTCTACCCTGTCATCTCAAACTGCCAATCTGTCAGCAGCTGTGAGTTCTAGGGATTCCGTAGGACATCTGTACTACGTCTACGCAGCAGAGGCCGTGGGAGCCCTCCAGTTATACCTGACCACTTCATACCTCCAACCTATCGCTCCATTTACGATTTATGCAAAGGGGAGTTACTACTCTCCTGCGGGTACAGAACGCCCTCGCTCTCGGTTTGTTCCGCCATTGCTACCTTCTATTGGGACGATTCCTGATTGGATCTTGACATCGATCATGCTCCTCCCTCGGTCATTCGGAGGGTTCCCAGTTGCAACCGTTTATCACACACTGATCCGCGGGTTCCCTGATGATGTGTCTTTTGCCCTAGCATCTCTCAGGTTAATCTACCCTCATTTACCTCATCCGGTCCAGAAAGTTGTTGAGTCCTTCCTTAATCCTCCTTTAGCTGAGACCAAGAATTTCTCTCTGCTATTTGAGCAACCCACAGCCCTTAATATTGCCAGTCCCCCCGCCCCTGGGGAAAGTAGAAGGAACATTGTAATTAACTTCCTTCGGACAACCCCTATCATCAAGAACCCCTACTTTCAAACTTTCATAGGTCTTCTCGGGTCAGATGAGGAAGCGAGGATCGCCCAATATTTAGAGTCTGCCGAGCCATTCAACCCCCGGGTCTTAGGGATGATTGCAGCGTCGACCACTGTAGCCAGGGCTCGGCATATTGCTGGAAAGCTCCAAAAAACCGTGACAATTTCAAAAATTGCAAGAGAGGCAGGAGGTTGCAACATCTTCTCAGCGGTGCAGTCTTCTGAACTTAGGCAGCTGAGCTATGTGTTGCAAATAGTCACCCGACAGCTTAAAGGCAACACACCTTGGACACCCAACACCTGCTCCGTGAGTCACGCAGCTGAACTTAGGAAGAAAGGATGGGGGAAAGATGTAGTGGGTGTAGATTGTGTGCCCCCTCAAGAGTTCATGTTCTTGGAGCTGGACACCAGCCTGAGCCAATGTAGTCCAAAATTCGACTTGGGGAAAGGGCACATAGTGGTTCGTCATCAGCGAACTCTCTCTCCTGATCAATGGGCGGACCCACTCATTGTGGGAGACCACAGCCCCTATAGAGGATCTATCACTCGACAAAAGGTGAGAGGATTCGGAGATAAAATCGCCACTCAAGCCGAGCCCTTACTTCAAAAAGCGCTCCGGACGGCGACCTTGATTGGATGGGGAGTTAAGAAGGATGGAAACTTGGACCTGCTGATTCGACTGCTAATCGCCTCTAAGACAGATCTCCCCGTCAACCTGTTGATCCCTGAAGATGAGAATCTCACCGGCTCTCTGCATCATCGTCTGCAAGACGATAGGTCAGACCATGGAGGAGCAGTATCAGTTCTTCCCAATTACGGGTCGAGATTCTCCTTTGATACCTTCCCTCTCACAGCATACAGCAAGGGATCTTCTAATGTAAACTTGATGTTTCAGTCTATTATGAGCTTAGGAACAGCTCTTCTGGGTCACGCCATCTCTAGGGGATGGTATCCTTCTTTTCCAGTGAGCCATATTCATGTCAAGTCGGCTTGCTGTGTGCGGGAGATTGACGATACCTTGATTGAAACGCCTTCTCTCCCGGATTTCCCAATAAGCTCGTACCCTGACAATCCATTTTTGTTCACTCCGAAAGAGAAAGTTCTAGGAGATTCGCAGATACGCAGCTGTCTTACCCCTCATGGGAATCTCTCTGACAACTTAGAGATCCGGGCCGCCCAATTCGAGAGTTTAGTAGCAGACGAGATTGTGACTATTTTGAAACCCTTAACCTGGGGGACCCAGAGTTTAGACAATCGTACACATAAGATCCCGATCAACTGGACTCTGAAAGTGTCTGTAATTCGCGTACTAGAAAGGGTGGCTCTGAGGTTATGCCTCATCTTTTCTGGATCATCATCCTATCAATCTTTTGTCGATTTAATAATCGCTGTAGCGAGCAGGGTTGACCAGTCGGATGTTGACTCCTGGAGCCAGCTAGATAACCTGATTTTTGCTCCAAACATCCATCATGAGTTGGTGTCCAAACCATACGGGGCTTCTATTTCTGGCAATCCATGTCTGACCCCTCGGATCTTGGGTGTCAACTTGAGATCAACTGTTGTCAGGATCCTCCAGACATGGGGGGAGAGTCCATCAGTGATGACAGATCGATTTCGCGGGCTCTTCTCGAGTTCCGTTAGAGCCCCAGCACAATGTCACCCAGGAATCCAACGGTATTTGGTTGAATGGGGTGAGAACCGGGCCATCCTTAACCGAACAAAACTGAGAGATCTGATTCACTATGTTGTCGGGGACGTCCATAAATTGTCAGCCCCCTTGAGCAACCGGGATATTGAGATATGTAATCATCAAGGGAATTTCGTCTTAAAGGAAAACCCCGACTTAATCTGCAAGGGTGTGGTTTATCATTCTGAAGTGGAGGGGATGGAACGTCAGGAACCCCCTGTGATTCCTTCTGCTACCTTATCTCTATTTACTTTCTATCAAAATTCCCTTCGTGATAGTGTTCTAGAGTTTAATCCGTTGATGGTCCGACACTCGAAGGACTATGAGGCCTTTCGTTATAAGCCTGTCAGTAAGCCCACCTCAGGATCGTTTAAAGGCTTGTCCCTCTTGGAAACCCTTCAATTCGTTCCGAAAAGGTTATTATGCTTAGGAGACGGCTCGGGAGGATATACCTTGAGTGCAGGTCTTTTGTTCCCTAAAGCTGAGATTTGTTACAATAGTCTTATCACCTCTACCGCAGGGATTCAGCAAGCTCCCCCTATCCCTTACATCCCTGCTCTAGCAGGACATCCTGAGATCGAAAAGAGAGTGGAGGGATTGTCATTGCTCAATGAGTTGGTGTCCGATTTCACCCATGATCAATTTGTGCCAGCCCTCCAAATTTCTACCGATATGAACTTTGATGTAGTAATAAGCGATGCAGAATCCCCCGACTTTGTCTCCACAATCTCGGGGATCACGCTAGTAGTTGGCATCGCGAAGATTCTAGTCGCGTCTAGGCCAGAAGTCGCCATTGTAAAAACCTACCTCGTTAATCCGACTGCGATCATGATTCAAGTCTCGGTGATGTTGTCCTTGTATAAAGAGGTATCAATCTTGCGATCTGAATTCTCAACTTCGGGTAACACAGAGGTGTTCTTGAAAGGAATCGGATTCCATGCACAAACCCCTCCTACTTGGGACGGGTCTAAGTTAGTAGGTCTCGTGCTAGGGTATGGGCAGTTAAGGCTAATGGATGGACTTCTCCAAGATTTATTAAGCAGTCATACAATTCCTACACCTAGCCAGGTCGTTGCATATAGCCTTGTTATCGAGCCTGACTTGGCTAATTACCTTAGCAAACAAGCTACTGGATTCTTTCCGATGTTACTTGTCCATTCTGAGTTAGTATACCCGCATTCTGTACTCGAGGTGATTCGAAGAACCACTGTCACCCGGGTAGAAAGTGGGCCTACTCCTATGGGGACTTTGAAGATCCCTCATGTTTCTCATTCTATGATGAGAACCTGGGCGATGGCTTGGCTATGTCTTATGGAGATGGCAAACGGAAGAGGAGAAGGGAAAGTTAATTCCATTTGGAGAACAGGGTTTGCAATCTGGTACCCCCTTAGGTCTGGAGAATGGGAGATGTCTTTGGTCGATTGTCATCCGCCCGACTGGAGGGCTTTAAGGCCCATCAGATACTGGAAGCTGTCTAGATTACTGTCAACGGGGGACATGAAGGTCGTTCATAGGATGATCGGAGTTTTTTCTATGATTAGAAAGACCGTCCACTCACTGTCAAGTGATGAAACACGAGGGGGTTGGACGAAGCACGGAGGTCCGTTATCAACCTTTACGCAAAGTCCTATCCCTTGGGTTGCCCAGACAGCTCAGCAGCAGAACATCGAGAAACCGAACCCATTTCCTGCGTCATTAAATCCTGACAAATTGCACAAGACTTGGTCTATCCGACGGTCCTCATATCGAGGGTAACCCTGTAGCGATTAAGAAAAATTTTCCCCACGGTAGCAGTTGACCAGAATAGCTGCCCGGGTCAGACAGCACTACCGGCTCCTTTCTGCAGGGGATTAATTTGTTGACGAGGATTTTGAATGAAAGGGAGAGTTAGTTAGG